CTTGATATTTTCTAAAACTCCTTCTGCATTAAAGTATTGAAAACCAATCCAACTTTCTTCTTGGAAGATTTTATGATCATCTATAACTTTTTTAGAGATACCTCTATTTTCAAAATACTTATACATCTTTTCTGTTTTCCTTTCTGTAGGTGTCTTAGGTTTTGTATAAGACTTAACAGGTTTAGCAAAAGAATACTTCTTTTCCGCATAAGATCCTTTCCAGTCGCAATGATGACAAAACCAAACACAACCTTCTGAGTTTATTGTAAAAGAAAGGGGATTATCTTTCATATTATGTTTGTCTGGTTGGCATTGAGGGCATTTTAGTTTCTGTGTTCCTTCGCGTTGATGTTTTATTTTTATTCCAAGTTCTTCTGGAGTTTTCATTTTTAACCTGCAAGATTATTTAAGTTTTTTTTCTTTGGCTTTACTGCATAACCATTCTCGTCAGTTTCAAACCAATCCATATAGCGTTCTTGATTTAGCCAAGTCGTAGCGTGAGGAATATACTGTTCGTCTGTTCCTTCTTTTTCTTTTGCAAAACAAGAGGCTCCGTATAGAACTTTTTTATAATGTTTCTCGTCTATTTTTCCGAAAGACTTTGAAGCTGTTTTCTTTGCAACTTTTCTTGGATAGATCTTCCAAAACTTCTCAAACATATCCGAATATATATCTTTAGTATTTTCTTTAGTATTAGTAGGTCGTACAACCTCTACCCTAGAGGTCGCTACACCCCTACCTATAAGAAGATGATATCTATTTGAAGTATAAGATCCGTTTGCTAATTTTCTTTTTTCTATTCTAAGAAATCCTAATTTTTCAAACTCTTTAATAGTTTTTACTATTCCTTTTGTATCTTGTAAGCCGATCATCTTTGCGATGTGTTTATAAGACGGATAGCAACTTCCATTCTCGTCTGCATAGTTTCCTAAAATAACTAAAATTAATTTTTTTGTCGGTGGGAGTCCTTCTATTCTTAATGCGTGATTGAGGTACTCTATTGACATTTGTGCAATATAAACTTTTATTTTCCAAAATGGAATACCCTTTTTAAGATCTTCTATACCATGTTGCTATATGCCTCAAAATTTTTATAGCAAAACAATCTAATAACTTTTATCTTAATATGCCCAATTTGGAATAATCAATATATAATGGTTACATATTTAATTGAGAGGTAATAAAATGAAAACACTTAATTTTACAGAAGCTAAGAAAGAATTTTTACACTTAGCTGGTAAATCATACAAAGGCAGTAAGCCTTCCCAAAAGTTCTCTACTCACAGAAAAGGTGGTTGGGTTCTTAAAAGCAACGACGATAGATACTTAGGCTTTATAGGTTATAGAGGCGGATCTTTTGTCTTTACTGAGGAGAGTAAGTAATGGCAAAGTCTGTATTAGAACTTATAAAAGAACACGGTATTACCGAAGAAGATCTTAGAGAGGAGTATCGCAATAGGTGGTCTAGCAATTACCTAGAAGAATGTACTCTTAACGAATTGGTAGATCTAATGATAAACGAGCAAGTCTTTTCTTTAAAGGAAGAAGAACCTAAAAAAGAAAATTTATATACAGAAGAAGAAGTATCTTTAGCTGTAGATTATGTAATAGGAGACGATGGCTTTAGATCTAAAGAAGTTATATCTTTACTAAGAACCTTTCTTAAAGAAAGAGGAGAACTTCAATGAGAATTATAAAAAATACATCAGGTTACGATACCGCAAAACTAAAATCCCTTTTCTGCGAGGTACATTCTCTAGTAGCTAAAAGAGAAGGAAGGCTACCTCATTGGAAAGATCTTAAAGTTGCAGTAAGAAGAAAAAGCTACGGATATAGCGGAAGGGCATATTTAGGAAAAGTTTATGGCGAAGGTTGGGATCTTTTCTTATCTATAAACGACGAGATGAGTATAAGTTCCTTAAGTCAATTATTTGCTCACGAACTCTATCATTCCTACGGATATGATCATAAGCAATATGCGACTTGGCCTTTATCAGAAAACGATATTCAGATCTTAGAAGCAAAGTTTTCTATAGAAGATCTTATTTCTAAAGAAGAAGAAAAGACTACGCAAGTTAATTTAGTAGCTAAAAACTATACTAAGTTGCTTAAAAGAAAAGAGAATCTTCTTAAAAGACAAAAGCAATACGAATCTAATCTTAAGCGTATTACTAATAATCTTAAGAAAGTAAGTAGATCTATAGATGTGTACGAGAAAAAGTATGATCAAGAGAGGCTTACTACTAAGGAAATTACAAAGACACAAAGGAAAAAAGCAATTCACCCTAAACAAAAATGCCAAGATCTTTGCCAACAGTATAGTTGGTTAAGGATAGAAAAAGAGGAAGATGACTATAACGAACTACGAATATATGTGTACGACTATAGGGAAGTTCAAAAAGACATTGACTTCTTTGCAGATGGATCTAGCGGAGATTATTGTACTTGGGGTTGGAAAGAAGCATACGAAAAAGCTTTAGATCTTATAGAGGAGAAATAAAATGAAACTAATAACTAAAGAAATAGAAAAGAAGCTTAAAGCAAACGAAGGATTAGATAACTGCTATCCAGTAATTAAGTTATTTGATCCTACAGGTTCTGCTACTTGGCTAATCACAGAAATGCACGAGGACGGAGATCTTATGTGGGGATTATGTGATTTAGGTTTAGGATTCCCAGAACTAGGCACAGTAAGTCTAAAAGAACTTCAAAGCGTAAGACTTCCTTTCGGTTTAAAAATAGAAAGGGATCTTTATTTTGAAGCAGATAAAAGAATAGATCAGTATTACGAAGAAGCTAAGATAAATGGAGGTATAGATGCTTGAAGAATTACGCTGGGGAAAAAGATGTAAGGTCAAAAACCAATGTATCTTTGGCACATTCTGTGGCTACGATACAAAGGGCAAGGTCTTATTCTTAGATGAAGAATTAGGAACTATAAAAAAATATAGTAGATCTAAAATTGAACCAACTTACGAGAGGTTACCATGAATTATTTTACAGTTATGAACTACTTAAAAGAAAAATACGCCGAGATTGATATAGATAAAGTTTCTTTAGAAGATTTATCTAATGTCTTAGATACAGAGGATTTTATCCTTTGGCTTAGCGTAGTTAAATATCCAAACGGAAAACCATTACAACTTATACAAGGGGGATCTAAATGAAAATTTATATAGTAGAAGATATAGATAGAGAATACACAACGATTTTTACTTCTATAAGGAAAGCTAAAAAATACTTTAATACCGATAAAGAAAATTTTAAATTTTATTCAAGAGATATTCCTGTTAATAGACAAGGTATCTTTCAAGCTGTTTTAGAAGGCGCAGATATTGGCGGAAATGAAATAAGTGGAGAGTTTGATTAGTATGAAATTTTATATAGAAGGCAGAAGGACTAGAGTAATTACTACTACAGTTATAGAGGATTTCTCAGGAGAGATAGAAATAACAAAACAAGAAGTAATGCAAGTAACAGGTTGCCAAGCAAAAGAGGACGGCGATTCTACAAGTTGGTATGGCTATGTAGAAGAAGCTTTACATCAGAACGCTGATCATAAAGAAATAGATCTTTTTACTAAGACTCTTTATAAAAAAGAAGAAGTAAATAACGAATACGAAGATCTAGATATAAGTTGGACTTAAAATGGCATTTCAAAATAAACAATTAGACAATACCGAAGCTTATATAAGCGCAGAAAAATGGTTATTAAAAAGAAACTTTAGCGGAGAAAGTACCCTAGATTTTAAATGGGAACAGTTAACTTCTCAAAGAACAATGCACAAATACTTTCCCTATACGACTTTTCTTTGGCGAACTAAAAAATATGGCAAGAACTTAGTTGTGTGTTGCGCAGAAAGTAGATTGATTTTAACAATAATTAGACTAGACGATTGGGAGTAAATTATGACTATAGATTATAAAAAGGTTCTAGGAAGAGTACGAGGCATAGTAGAGAGAGAAATTTCTACTAAAGATCTTGAAAAACCTTTAGAAAATATCTTAAATAAAATAGATGACCTTGAAATAGAAATAGATGAAACTGTGAGTGGCTTTTTAGAACAAATGTCGCAAGAAGAAAGATCTCTTTGAATTTTTAGATTTTTTCTTTAAAATTAACATGTAGAGTAGTTCTACACTGTATATTTTGGGGATCAGGATCGTTTAATTTTTTTCAGTCTTGATCCCCTTTCTTTTCGCTACTGTATTTAATATTCAATCCTGCCAACGTACATAAACGATTTTTTTCATCTAATCCTTTTTTAGTAACCTTAAATAAACCTTCGCTATTTACAACTAAACCTTCTTTAATAACATCTTCTAAATCGTCCTCAGTTAGTTCTTCTGCAAACATTACTGATAATAATGCTCCTAACCTTCTATTCTGTGTCTTAGATAGTGCCATTAAATGTTATGCCAATCTTTCCCCTCAAATAATAATGCTTCTGCCTCTCTCCTTCTAACTAAACCTTTTAAAACTTCTCCACCTGCTTTATTCCACCTTTTTATTTGCTCTGGCACTTCGTCAAACTTTGACTGATTAAGAACCATTAGCAAGGTAGAATTTCTAAGATTTGTTGGCCCTAAATTGTAAACCCAACAAACTAAGGCATCAAATTCGTTTTGAGATAAAGGCACTTCTACATATTCTTCTATATAGCCTTCATATTCTTCCATTTCTTCCTCAAGCATTTCTTCTGCATCGTCTTGAGATATAGTCATGCCTTTATAAACTCCTTTAGTGTGACCATATCCTATTGTCCAAACACCTACAGAATCTTGATAAGCTTCTAATTTACAACCTTCAAACTTTTTTAAAAGTTCTATTCCTTCTTCTGATATTTTCATTCTTTTCCCCACGTTCCGTCTTGTCTTACTTTTGCAGTTTTCTTTCCGCCCCAATATTCCACTGCATGACCTTCTTTTATAAGCATCTGACAAATATCTTTGCCATCTTCTGTATATGGTATTGCTAAGATTCTGCCATATTTACCTTTGCCTAGCGATTGGATTTTAAAAGATCCTGTACATAATTCCTGTAGTCTTGCTTTAGCTTTTAGACCTAAAGCTTTTTCTTCTAAATTTCTGGTTCTTGATTCTGGGGTATCTATACCTGCTAATCTACATCTTTGATTGTGAAGTTGTACGTCAAAGCCAAGATCTAAAATAACATCTATGGTATCGCCATCAACAACTCTATCTAAAGTGGCATTATAGACAAAGGGTGTAACATTTGAGTTTGCCATTGCATTCTCCTTTTTTTTGTAAGTCTAATTGATGTGGTGGGGATAGGCAAGTAAGCATCTCGCATGGAGAATCATCATTTGGAGATATATCGCTAAAGTTGCCCACCCCCATATGTGCCTTTGCAACCTTCTTAGTAGTTAGCTTTTTTTATTTGTATTTTCCCCCGCACACATCGTATTTGTGTTGAAAAGTTACTAATTATAGCTAATTTTCCTCTTTTTTATCTATGTTTCTGTAATATTCTACAATTGCAAGTATGTTTTTTGTATATCTAGTTATTTCTGCCATATTTACAGATAGATTCTGATATTGCTGTGTTGTTAAAGCATAATAAGGGATCTCAGGTGCTTTACCTTCTTTTACAAGATCTAAATATTCTTGCATTATTTCTGGTGTCAAAACTTTCCATTTTACAGGTAATCCTTGTATTTCTAATGGCAAAGGTGGGTGGTACATAGGAGGGATCTCTGCAATAGTCCTTACATCTATAGGTTGAGCCTTGGGCAACGCACAGCCACCCAAGACTAACAAGCTAATTACGAGGAGAACTCTCATCTTTTACAAGGGGGGTAGTTAAAGACATTAGCTCGTCAAATACCTTTTTAGATCCTTTATTAACTCTATTCTCTATCAATCCTGGTTTCATAAGAGCAAGATTATTTAGATTATGTCTTGCAAACTTATTTCTAAGTTCAGTAACTGCTCTTGTAGCTTCTTGTTTATCTTTTTCTAAAGAGTTTATTTGTTCTAAATTTTCCTTTTGTTTTGCTAAATAATTCTTTATAGATTCATTTTGTT